CCGGCGGCGGTCATTCGTGGACGCGCCTCCATTTGTCTTTCCACATCGACCTCGCCATCATGGCGGACTTCTCGGCGACTGCTTCTTCGCTCATGTCGGGGCAGACATGGTGCAGCAGCTCATGCAGGACCGTGTCTAGCTCGTCCGCGCCGCTCTGGCGGGGATCGATGTAGACTTTGCCGTCGCCTAGGGTCATGCCGTCCGCTTTTTCGCGGCCGAGCTTCTTACGGACGATGGCGATGGTTCTGCGCGGGGGCATTTAGGCGAGGTCGGCTTGTCTGGCATCGCACTCGGCGCCGCACGCGGCGTATCCGGCGACATCGATCCAGTTGTCCGCTTTGTGGCAGTGCGCTTGGCGGGCGATCTTTACTAGGATCATCAGCGCGGCGATGTCGGATGCCGTGACTAAGACCTGCGCGCCGTTGGTGCGCGACAGGTAGCTGGAGAACATCTCGGCCTGCGTCCCGAAGTCATCCGCGGGCGAGCCGTAGTCCTCGTTGCGTGATCCGCACACGGCGGATGATGCGGCATCGAGTGTGAACTTGGCGATGTGCATTAGGCGGCTTTCTTCGCCATGAGCTGGACGTAGTGGAGGTTGAGACGCGCTTGGAAGACCTTCCAGAACGGCTCGGCTGAGAACATCCAGGCGACCTCAAAATCGTCTGGGGATTCTTTGCCGATGCGGACGATGCCGCGGCGCTGGACTTTCATGTCCGGGCGGTTTTCGTTCCAGAGTTGTTCGTAGCCGGCGAGCTGGACTTTGTGCGCTCCGACGATGGCTTTGGATGTCTTCCAGTCGAGGAGGACGATCTTGCCGTCGCGGTCGCGGCTGGGTGCGTCGATGGTGCCGCCGAAGAGGTATTCCTCGGAGACCAACTGCACTTCCGGCTCGATGACGGTGAGACCTTCTTCGTCCCACCAGCGCTTGAAGTTGTTGAACGCGATGGTGGCTTTCTCGACATCCGCGGGGCTGAACTCGGAGAGGTCGGCAACGTGGTTGTGGAGGAAGCACTCAATGAGGAAGTGCGCGATGGTCCCGATGTCGGCGGCCTTGTCGCGCACCTTCCGGTAGTCTTGGCCTTCCATGCCGAGCTTCCACGCCCAGTGGATGAGGCCGCTGCTGTCCTCGCCGATCTTGGCGATGGTTGAGGCGCCGGGAACGTCGGTGCCGTCTGCCAACGGATACTTCTGGTGTGCGCGGGTCTTCTCAAGGCGGACGATTTTGCGTCCGTCCTCGGTGAAGCGATCCGGCTCGGCGGGCTTGGCGGCTTTGGAAGGGGAGCGGCGTTTTGCCGCCCCCCTTGTGGATTTGGTTGTGGTGTTTTTCTTGGGCATAAGAATTACCAGCTAATTTCTTCGTCGTCGGTGCCGGTCTTGCGAGCGGCGGGCTTGGCCTCGGACACGTCGAAGCCGTAGGCAACGGCGCTGCCGCCATCGCCCCAGGTGACGAGGTCATGCACCATGACAGCCTTGGGCTGCAGGGTGATGCCGGCGCCGAGCGTGCCCGTGTACCAGCAGTATGGCACGACCGCGACTTGGATCTTGCTGCCGCCGCCGACATTATCGGTGATGATGTCGCCGGAGGCGTTGAAGAGCTTCGGCGCGCGGCTATAGGTCTCGCCGGCTTTGTCTTTGCCCACGGCTTTGACCTTGAGCTTCAACTGAACGAGGCCGTCGTTGTCTTCCCACGGCGCGGCGTGCAGCTTGAGTTTGTCTTTCTTCAGCTCGGCTTTTTTCTCGGCAACAAACGCGGAGAAAAGCTCCTCGGCTTGTTTGATGAACGGTTCGGCTTCCTCGGCGGTTAGCTCGAGGTTGACTTTGAAGACCCCGATGTCGTCGAACTTGGTGTCCGGGCGATTGAGGTGAGGATAGCGGGCAATGCCCACGGGTGTGGTTAGGGTTTTGTTTGGCATGTTATGTGGTTGGTTGTTGTGTTTGTGTTGGGACTAGAAAATCGGAGCGGCGAAGGATCGTCAGGAAGTCAGCGGCGCGCAGCGTGATCAACCACTCCTCGCCGTTGCGCTTGTGGGCAACGACCGGGAAGAGCTTGGCCTTGGCGTCGCGGATGGCTTGGGCCATCCAGTCGCGGATCTTGACCACCTGGCAGAATTTCACCTCCCAGTGGAAATCGGGCAGGCACGGGCAGACGACATCGGGCGAGTCGCCGAGGCCGCTGAACTGCTGGCCGCGGCGGATACCGGAGTCGCCGAAGGCTTCGCGCAACTCGTCGCGCCACATGCGCTCTCCGCGGGCGCCTTTCGCGCGGCTATTCATTGATGGCCTCCCAAAGTTGTTTGGCCGGTGCGTAGACAGAGCCGTCGCTGTCGCTGGTGCGTCCCGCGGGTGCGGTGCCTTCAAAACGAGTGAGGCTCGGACGCCATGTGAGGTTGAGCGTGCCGGTGCGGCCAGCGCGGTGCTTGGCCACGATTAACTCGGCGTCTTGGACTTCCGGCTCCTCGTCTTGCACGGCGTAGTAGGCGGGACGGTGGATTAGGCAAACGATGTCGCTGTCTTGCTCGATACTGCCGGACTCGCGGAGGTCGCTAAGTTTCGGGCGGTTGTCGCTGCGCTGCTCGGCTTGGCGATTGACTTGGGCGGCGGCGACGACTGGAATGCCTAACTCCATGCTCATGGCTTTCAACCCGCGGGAGACGAAGCCGACTTCGTTTTCGCGGCTTTGGGCGCCGGAGTGACTGACGAGCTGGAGGTAGTCCACGAAGATGCATTTGACGCCCCAGCGGCGGACGGCGAGGCGGGCGCGGCCGCGGATGTCCAAAAGGGTGAGGCCACCGCGGTCATCAACGTAGAGCGGCTCGGTGCTAAATTGCGTGGCGGCGTCAAAAATGCGATGCTTGATCGATGCGGTCAAAAAGCCGTTCCGAATGATCTCGGTGTTGGTTTCGGCGCGGCCGAGGACTACGCGCGCGGCGAGTTCGTTCGCGGGCATTTCGAGGGAAAAGTAGACGACCGGGATGCCGCGGCGGGACATGTTGTCAGCCATGTTGAGCATCAGTGCGGACTTACCCATGGCAGGGCGGCCGGCGATGATGGTGAGCTGGCCTCCGCGGAGTCCGCCGGTGACTTGGTCCAGATCACGGATGCCGGTCTGCAGGCCGAGCTTTTTGCCGCCGGCCATGAGGCTCTCTAGCTCTTCGAGGAGACCGGGCACGATGGCGCTGGGTGCGCGCATGCTGTCGGTGGCGGTGGTAAGCGAAAGGCTGAGGACGGACTCGCCGGCTTGCTGCAGGACGCTGTCGGCGTCCGCGGCCATGTCCTGGGCGGCGGCTTGCATGGCGACGCTGGCGTCGATGATGCGGCGGCGGGCGTGGAGGTCGCGGAGGGTTTGCGCGTGATATTCGACCGCGGCGCTGCCTCCGGCGTAGTCGCCGAGCATCTCGGTGAGGGCACCGGCGCCGCCAACGAAGTTGAGCTTGTGCTGCGCGTCGATGCGTTGGGTGACGGCGATGACGTTGGGCGTGCCGCCTTCACCGCGGACTTCGGCGATGGTCTCGTAGATGAGGCGATGCGCGGGCGTGTAAAAAAGGTCGGCGTGGATGCCGGAGACTTCGTCGCAAAGTTTGGGATCGGCCATGAGCGAACCGAGGACGGTGCGCTCGGTGGCGGGGCTTTGTGGGACGGTGCGTTTCATGTTAGGCGGCGCCTCCGTCGTCATTGTTTTCCAGCACGACTATGACAATGAACGTCAGGACGATCAGCACTAGGTAGGTGAGAATGAGCGCGTTCATTTTCTTCCTTCCTGCGGGCGAGTTGTGCGCGGCGACGTTCCCAGCGGTCGCAGGCTGCATCGACTAAGCGAAATGATTCTTCGAGCCATGGTGTGATGTGGTGTTCGGGCGGTGGTGGCGGTTGGTGCTCAGTGGCCATGACGTGGGACTTCTAATTGTCGTGGCGTGATCTGTTGGCATATGTTGGCAGATGTTGGCATGAGGGGCAATGTTTTTTTGGGGTTTTTCGGCGAAAAAATGCGGTCGAAATTGGCGCGGTATTTGGCGCCATCTACGGCCCGCGGAGTATCGCCTTTGCCGGCGCTCATAGTTCGTACGCCTCCCGCTTGACGCCGCATTCTTCCCAGAATTGCTTGCGGTGCCATTCCTCCATTTTTTCCATGCCCTCCATGGCCAGCTCGTCCTCAACGATGCGGGGCAAATCCCAGCTCATCGGCAGGTGTTTGACGCGGGCGCGGGCCTCAAGGCGGACTTCCCGCGGAACCCGCTTGATCTTGCCGGGGATGCAGAGATCAAGCAGGAACCGGCGGGCAGATGCGATGGCGCGGGCCTGCTCGCAGGGCGTGCTCATAGCGGTTGGGCAGCCTCAAGGAGCGCCTCATGCTTGTCGTGAGCCACGTCCTCCGACAGCGCGGCGCACCGCTCCAAGACGCGCCGGAGGCGGTTGACGCGCTTGATGAGCTGCCGGTTCTCCGCCTGCAGGTCGGTGATCTCAGCGG